CTTGCTGGGCTTGTGGATTAGGCTGATTAGCTTGGTCTAGTACAGCAATCAACTCTTCGCGGTTAGCAAGGTTCATGTTGTCAATGATAGACGTTACCAGCTTAGGATACATAGGTGTGTCTGGTGACATGGTTTGTAGCAACTGAACAAGCTGAGTCACTTCATACTCACGGGCTACAATGCCTAGTGAGCTAGTAGTGTGGAACTTGTAGTCTGCTGCTGGGTATAGCTCAGGCTCAAACTGCATGTAACGCCACGCAGCCTTCTGCACGAAAGGAACTATAAAAGACTCTTGGAAGTTAATCAGGGTACGCTTGTGACGCTTGATGATAGCGCCAAGCGACATAGAAACACCAGCAGCAGTAGCGTCTCCGTTGATAGAACCAGCGATACCAGCACTATCAATAGCGCCCGTTGCCGTTTGTACCATAGTTTGTAGAGCTTGTGCTTGAGCAAATGTCACCTGACTTACGTTGCCAAAGTTAAATGGCTGTAGCACCTCAGAAGGCGCTCCGTTGGTTAATATAATCTTACCGGGTCTAATCTCTGGCTTAGCACCTCTAGGCATACGACTTGCGTCCATAGCCATCATTGGGTGTATAGTCAGTGCCAGAGCGTCGATTCTAGCGCGTAGTTCCGTGTCTAACGCCTTTTGTGAGTTATAGCCTTTCTCACATACTCCTCGACCCCAGAAGCGGCTAGGAACGACATCCCAAGGGAATGCGACGATAGGGCGATCCTGCATCATGTAAGGATTAGCTTCTGCCTTCAGCAATGTACCGCTGTTAGCAATAACAACCATAGCTTCTACATAGTAGCTGTCATCTTCTGTATCTGAAGCCAGCTCTACTACTTCTTCCTCTGCATCTGGATCGTTTTGTGCATCTGTTAGCAGGTGTCGTGGAACCAGCCCATAATATTTAGTCAGCCTAACCTTGTCTTCTGCAAAGGTAGTGAGGTCTTGATCTGGCTCAATGTTAAAGTCTGGCGCTGCTTCGCTAATGGGCTGATCTCTGTAGACACCTTTCTCCTGCAACTGCTCTACCAAGTGTGTAGAAACAAACTCATCTACTGCACAGCCTAGTGCTGAGTCAATGTCTGTAGCTACGGGGTCAATCAGGAAGTTTTGTGGCATAACAGGACGTAGCTTGATGCAGGTACGGTCTTGTATGTTTACACCTACTGCTTGTAACTCACCGCCCATTACAGGCTGTGTAGCAGGAGTCATCTCTTTTTCTTCTTCTAGGACTACTTCCGCAATGCCTGTACCAAATACAGCAGCGTTAATCAAACACTCTGCTACTGCCTTTCTAATCTTGTTCTTTTTAAAGTCTTCATCAAGAGCAGCACGTAGTATAGCAATGTCCTGCTTTTGTTGGTCTCTGTAGTCATCTCTAATGTCAAACCACTTACCACGACCAAAAGTAGCTTCTTCTAGCTCTGCTACTGAGGATTCAACAGCCTGCTGTAGCGCAGGGGATATAATCTTAGAGCGTTCAGATTGACGTGTCATGTCCTCTGCTGCCCACTGACCACGCCATAGACGATAGTATTCGTCAAACTTCTCAGCGTAGTTAGCTTCGTAATGGTCGCGCCAGTTGTCGCACTTGTCCATTACCCAACCTTCTAGGGTCTGCTCAATTGTAAAGCTATCTTCATTCTCTAACATAGTTAATACCCTGCGTATTTATCTAAGTATTCGTAGTCTTCTTCTTCATAGTCTATAGCGTAAGCAACCTTAGCTAACTGGTCTACGTATGCCAGAGCATCTATTAAGTCGTCGTGAACTAACGGGTTAGGGAACTGAAACAGCTCATCTAAGAACTGAGCATTCCACTTGCCCTTGTTAAGTGTTAAGTTGCCGTGTTCTATACGGCCCTGTAGCGCCCACACGATCCTGTCTGTCTTCTTCTTGTTGCCGTGTGTCAACTCTTCAATTCTAAAGAAGCGTTGGTTCTGCTTCATTATGTCGTTCAAGTAAGGATAGACAGCGTTCTTTAACGCTCCCTTCTCAATACCTACTGCGACTGGTTGGTAGTCTCTGACTGCATCGAAGATTCTTCTGGCAGTCTCTTTGACGCCCCAACGGCCATGTATGATATTAGCGACCCACCAACCGTCCACCCCAGCTTTGACCACTGCAATAGCTGTCTGGTCGAGTCTTTTAGTTTTTGTGGTAACTTTCTGGACATCTGCAAATCCTGCCAAATCGACAGCAATGTAATAAGCGCCATCAGCAGGCTCTTCCTCACTAAATTGTACATCTTCTTCTTTAAACAGTTCACTACCGTGTGCCTCAAACGAAGCCATAAACTCCTGACGGAAGCTAAAGGCTGACATGCTCTTCTCAGCAGCCTTGATCTCTTCAGGGTCTAGCAGTGGGTTGTCGTAGCTGGTAAAGTGATAACCTATCCAGTCCTCATCCTTAGCCACACTAGAGTACGTATACAATTCATAGAAGTGATTACGACCCATAGGCGTACCAATGAACAACGCCTCACCCTTCTGATCCGCAAGAGCAGGGCGTAGGATTTGCTCCCACACCTCTGGCTTCATGTCTGCGTACTCATCCATACACAGGAACTTCAAGCTAACACCACGCATGGTCTCAGGTCTATCAGCACCCTTCAGAGAGATGGTACAGCCATTGATCAGCTTAATCTGTAGGTTGTTGACGTGTGCTGACGATATGACGTTGTGTCCTAACTCCAGCAACAACTGCCACATAATGTCTCTAGCCTGACCCTGTGTAGGGGCAACATAGAACACCTGACCTTTCTTGTCTGACAACGCACTGATGATTAGCTTCCACGCAGCTAGTCTACTCTTTCCTGTACGTCTACCAGCAGCTACCACTTTAAAGCGTGTAGCGTCTTCCCAGACTTCCTGCTGCCAAGGTAACAGCTCAACCGCTAAATCAGTCATTAATAATTAGCAACTGTAAAGCGGTAACCGTCATAAGTAAATGTTTTTTGTTTTTTAGCTTTAGCTTCCTTCAAAGCTTTTTTAAAGCCTTGCTTTTTACTAATCTTTTCTTTAGCTTTTTGGGCTTCAATGATAGAACCCTGTCTGACATTCTCTAAAGATTTAGTTTTAGTCGCGGCTTTAACGGCTGCTTTTGTTTTACCTTTAGTTGCTGCGGTGCCGACCCCTTTGGATAAAGTCCTACTAAGCCCTTGCCCTAAAGCCCTACCAATACCTGCTACCATGATTATATCCTTTTAGTACGTCCACATTACAGGAGACTCATTACCGTCAAGGTCGCGGATGTCAACATGCACAAACTGACCAGCAACTCCAATTCCTGAAAAGCCCATCTTGATAGCCTCCTCAACAATCTTAAACCGCTGTGTACCGTCTGTAACTTTAATGTCCGCTGCAATGCCTTGGGCATGGGTTCCGGGTGTCTCCTTTTTAGCTTCTATTGGGTGGTCTTTACTTCTAAAGCCACTGGTGATAACGAAGGGGAACCCACACTTCTCACGCAACAAATCCAACTTCAGCAACAACCTGTCACTAATCTCGTTCTCGCCAGTGTACTGACAAGCAAACTCTTCCCTAGTAAAATAATCTAAGTCTTCATTGATGTTATACATCTGTGTAGTCCCCTTCAATGGGTTCTTCTTCGCCACCAGAGATCACTGTAGTCTCTCCACCAACCCCTGTAATAGAGATGTTGATGGCACTCTTGCCTCCGCTGGCCTTATCCTTCTCAAAATAACTAACAGGCAACAACCTGTCCATGCAGAGCTTCCATGCTGCCGCTTGATTCTTGTGGTCATCGTCCAAGGCTGCGTTGAGTATGCTGTCTAACACCTTCCTACTCTTAGGAGATGCCAACATTCTAGCCTTGTATTCGTTAATGACCGCTGCATCACCCTTGGGCCGCCCTACTGCATTGCGTTTACCCTTGGTTTTTGACACCACTGCTGTTTTCTTTGGTCGGCCCACCCGCTTCGCGGGCTGACTACCCTTAGATTCTTTACTACTCATTGTATTCCCCTTAGTTCTTAAGGATACTTAAGTATACTTTAGTTAAATTCTTTAATTATTATTAAAAGATCAATCCTAACGATGCTTAAGGATACTTAAGGGCGCGAGGTAATCTCTATCTTCTTTACTATACAATAGATTATACCACATTTATAACCAAATGTCAAGTCTTTTCTTTACAGATGTCATCTTATTTATACATAAGGGCCGTCCCTTTAATAACTTTTGGCTATAACCAGGGATTCTTTAGAATACACAGGTATTACAAGGAGTTATAGTACACACACGTAGTCATAAGTAAACGTAATTATACACTGTTTTTTCCAAATTACTACTATTTTGTATACCTGCGGGTACTTATACATTCCGCGCGCATACTGGAGGCCCCCCGCGGGTACTGGAAGACCCCCTTCGTTACCACAGGTGGCCCTGAGAAGCCAGCTCCAAGTGTGACCAGCGGGACACATTGGGTCAGACACAGGGTTGACAGAGGGAGTGTGTGTATGCTATAGGATACCTATGGAGCCATCTTGCTACATCTATGCGCGAACACAAGTAAAATTAATTTGAAAATAATTAAAATAATTGTTGACAGCAGAAAATCAGGCCCTATACTGGGCACCAACGAAACGAGGGAACGGCTCCTCAGATTGATACCTAGTGTTGGCAGTGTCCAAGGGCGCTTATAGGCCAGCAACGAGGGAGACAGTCCTCGCTTCGCTCTCGCAATAGCGGTGATCTTCGGATCAACTCTCTGGCTTCTTAGCCTTGGCAATAGCAGAGATGAAAGCCATACTAGGCGAGATCGAGTAACCAAGATTGATTCGGTTATGGCGGGAAGTAGCTTTCGAGCGAAGGTGGCCGCTAAGTAGTACCGGAGAGATCAGCGGTTATTCACCGGAACCACTAGGCAGCTGGGGGTTGTGGTGAATAACTGGAGGTAATCGAGATGGCAAATAAAATCAAACACTTCAAGCATTCCTATGCGGAGTTGGCCAAGGTAGGACGCAAGTATTACAACGATGGTAATTTTTGCACGGTGGTCGGCTTGGCGGTTGCTTGTGACCTATCATTCGGCAAGGCGAGGGCAATCGCAGAGCGCACCGTAAGCAGGCGCAAGGGTCGAGGTCTCAAGTTTTACGAGATTGAGCGACTATACGAGTCCATGGGTAAAGCATTGGCTCCCATATCTAATACCTTTGGCGCTACGCTGGGCACGGTAGCCAAGCATGCACCAACTAAGGGTCGCTATTTGTTCCTGACCCGGAGTCATTGCGCGGTCAGCCGGGATGGTATCCTTGAGGACTGGAGTGCTGAGGGCAGCAGGCATAGAGTATTGAGGGCATTTAAAATAGTAGACATTAGCTAAGTTATCAGGTGGCATTCCCGGCAGGAGTGCTACCGCATAATTTAACTAGAGAGGTAAGACCTATGAACTACGATGTCAACGTAAAAGATAATGACGCAGTGATTCTATTGATGGATGGTGCCAGAGCACTGGTGCATGATTCAGGCAAGGAGTTTAGAGAGGCCCGCAATGATGAGGAAAGCAGCGAGGAGACGCTTAACTACCATGAATATAACCACTCAAAAGCGAAGGCAATGCTGGCCAGCTTAAGGTATACTTACGCAAGGAATCGCGCAGTTTGCGCTAAAACCTACACGCCAGACACTCCGGTAGGTCGTGCGGACTTAGCAGTTTACGCAGCAGAGACAGCCAAGGCTAAAGCAGAATACACGTTCGCGGCTTTGGTTGCTGGTGAAGCTAAGGAAGCTTGGAGAGAGAGCTACAGAAACAAGTAAGATTGTCAGTAGGTATTCCCCGGAGTACCTACGCATAATCTAACTTAACTGGAGGCAACAATTATGAGGGACTGTATTGGATACATCGCGCTGGCTGCTGGGTTGCTGGTTGGCTGGCATTATTTACTAGAGTTTATTGTGGGAGTTATATAGATATGCAAAAAGCACATTTACATTTAATCAAGTGGGCGATTGCCCGTGGGTATTCCGTGGCCGTGTTTGGTGAGGGCGAGTATGACGGTGTTCACCATACATATAAGGAGATCAAGGACAACGTGGAGGCTTGCGACATGGGCGAGATGGTACTTGTCAAGCCTAGTGTCAAGACCGAAGGCAAGTGGACGAGGAAGGCAAGCTTTGCTTATATGTTCGACTATGATCAGAACAACGATGAGACCATTTACGATTATGGAGTTAATGATATAACTGATGACTGGGCCGAAGATTATGAGAATCATATTATGGAGGTGACAGCATGACAGCACAAGACGGGGTACAGATAGCCATAGTGGTATTCGTGGCATTCCTTTGGATGACTCTTAAAATGATGGGAGTGATGTAAAATGAAACACTGGGAACTTAAAGTATTAGAAAGTCATATCCGCGCAGAGTGGAATGAGTCAGCAACCTTTAATATGCAATGTCGCACCCATGATGGGCAGTGGAGTGATTACCACTGTTTCACAGTCTACGGCATAGAGTCAGCGCAGGAGGCTCTTGAGTGTGTGTTGGAGATGCTACAGGAGGAGCTGAAGGAAGATAAGGATTTATGGGAATACCTAGAGGAAAACCCCGCTGAGAGGGAGGACGCAATAAGATTGTTATAATAGTTGATTTATCATAGCCATTGGCTTACAGTGGCTATTATTAAACCAACTAAACCAATAGAGGCAACACAAGATGAAACTTAAGCAATTAGGAAGTAACATGACTGAGCTGGATATGGGTGACGTGCAGGTATTCTTTAGCTATGATACACCAGTAGCTGCAAGGTTGACTGATGGCTCTCTAGTGCGTACAGATCAATGGTACAGCGCCTCCACTAGCAAGCACACAAACAAGTGGCTAGGTGATGGATGTTGCGACACGGTAGCAGTGCCACAGTCAGTGATTAATGAATTAGTGGAGGTAGTATAATGAGTAAATCAGACATACAGCGCAAGATTAAACACCACGAAAAACAGCGGGATTTTTATAGCGGTACGCCAAGATCAAAAAAACTATGGCAGGCTGAGATAAACAAACTTAAAAAACTATTGGAGGTGGCATAATGAGCTACGAGTTTGATAAAATAGAAAAAGTATTAAACGTACACTCAGACTTGAACATCTTATGGCGCGAAGGTAAACTTAGCGTTGATACGTTTAATGACTTGTGTGAGATACTGGACGAATACACAGATTTAATTGAGGAGGTGGCATAATGAGTATTGAACCAGCAAATATGTTTGTAACACCGGACAACATGAAGGATTTGGAAGACAGGATAGAAAACTATTCAGGAGGCGAGAAGGCTGCCGCTTGGATGGGAGCCATGATGGCTTGGAATCTAGCATGTAAACTTGTAGAGCAGGTAGAGGAGTCGAGCGATGAATGACTTGTACTGGTACGCCAAGTGGTGTACAATAGGCTTTACTGTGGGTTTCTTTATAGGCTATGGAGTAGTATCATGGATAATATCATAGCGGAAGTAGTGGGCTGGTCTGTATTGACAGCCCTTGTAATAGCGGCACACAAAGGTGTGTTCTGGTTAATGACTAATAATATACTGGAGTATTTTATATGAGAAACAATGAGTACCACGGCGACGAGCATATACTGGACGAGGACGAGTACCCACCCATGCAGCAATGGGAGATTGACGAGGCACTGGCTGACATACTGGGCGACGAAAAATGGCTGGAAAAACAGAGAGAGAAAACCAATGATAATCTTTAATAGGGTATTGAGTGTAGAGTATAGACTGGGCGTAGGGTTTGACCTAGAGTTTCCTGACAGTAGACCGGTCTGGGTATACAATACAAACACAGGCAACACAGAGACCATGCCATTCCAAGGTGTCATTTTACATCTACCCTTGTGTCTGGTATCTTATGGCCGGGTTTATGAGGAGGTATCAGAGTGAGTAGGATAAAGGAAGAGATGATGGGCTATGAGTACACCCAGAACGACTGGATTGAGCCACAGGCGCACGTTATGGTCGATGAGCTGGTAGAGTATCAGGTATATTGTATGACGCTCTCAGAGCTAACACAGAGGGTCACCAAGCAGATGCGAGACGAGTACTATAGCAACCCGTATGACGAGATGACAAAACAATATAGAGAGGTATTCCCAAGTGAGTAGATGCAAAGCATGTGATGTGATACTGAATGAACATGAACTAAAGAAGGTCGATAAGGAGACTGGGTTGCATTTAGACCTGTGCAATATATGTCTGTCGCATAGTGATGACGCTATGCATGACAGTCTTGGACACTTAAGCGAAAAAGAGTTTGACGTTCTCTTGAATACTTGATATAATACTAGGGTATTAAAGGGAAAATTATTTATTAATCTTTAAAGTATTAACCAAACGATCCTAAGGGGTCACAACAACGAGAGGTAGTAACCATGGCAGTATTAGAAGGCTTAGTAGCATTTGAGAATCTGGACGAGCATGAGATGTATCAGGGTCAGTCCACCGGGAAGTTTTCTCTGGTTCTCAGCTTGGATGAACCAACGGCTGGCACATTGGCTGAGGCTGGTGTCAAGCTCCGCGAGTACGAAGGTGTCAAGCAGCGCAAGTTTAGCACCAAGTATGATGTCCCGGTGATGGACGCTGAAGGTAATCCGTTCAAGGGTCGCATTGGTCGCGGGTCTAAGGTTCGTATCATGTACGCAGAGGGTCAGCCCCATCCGGTACACGGCACCAGCACGTACCTTAACAAGATCAAGGTGTTGGAGGTCGCAGAGCAGGAAGGCGGAGAGGACTTCTAGTGGCGGTTGAGTCAACATTCGTCCAGCATGAGCCATGCCCCAAGTGTGGCTCATCTGACAATCTGGCTCGTTATAGTGATGGTCATGCAGTCTGCTTCTCCGGGGGCTGCAACTATTACGAACATGGCAACGGTCAGATAGGACAAGCAGCACAACGCAAACCAACGAGGTCATTAGAGATGACAGGTGTAACAGCGGCAATCCCTGACAGACGTATCTCACAGTCAACGTGCCAGCGGTACGGTGTGACAGTTGAGTACGGTACGGATGGACAAATTGTCAAGCATCATTACCCGTACCACCACAAGGACACAGGTGCGGTGACAGGAACCAAGGTGCGGATCACCGAAAACAAATCTTTCTACGCAACGGGGGAGTTTAATGAGGCGGGTCTCTTCGGCCAGCAGGCTTTCAAGAGTGGCGGTAAATACATCACGATCACAGAAGGCGAGGCGGACGCGCTTGCTGTCAACGAGATGTTCGACGGAAAGTGGCCAGTCGTCTCCATCAGATCAGGTGCAGCCGGAGCAGCCAAAGACATCAAAGCAAACCTAGAGTGGCTTGAGACCTTTGACAATGTGGTGATCTGCTTTGACAACGACAAGGCAGGACAGGAGGCAGCCAAGTCGGTGCTTGATCTGTTCACCCCCAACAAGGCCAAGAATGTCACACTGCCAGCCAAGGATGCAGGCGACATGCTCAAGAGCAATCAGGTGCAGTCGTTTGTTAAGGAGTGGTGGAACGCTAAAGCCTATCGCCCGGACGGTATCGTGGCAGGCAATGAGACATGGGACATGATCATCAAGCAGGCTGATGTCAAGTCCATACCCTATCCATGGGAGTGTCTCAACGAGATGACCCATGGGTTCCGCAAGCAGGAGCTGGTGACAATCACGTCAGGCTCAGGCATGGGTAAGTCGCAGATCGTTAGGGAGCTGGAGCATTACCTCTTGGGTGCAACGGATGAGAACATTGGCATCCTCGCGCTTGAGGAGGACATCCCTAAGACAGCTCTGGGTATCATGTCCATTGAGGCTAACAAGCAGCTTCACTTGGACAAGACCGTCTCTCAGGAAGAGAAGAAGGGCTACTGGGATCAGACGCTAGGCACAGGCCGTGTGTTTATGTTTGACCACTGGGGCAGTACCAGTGAGGACAACCTGCTGGGACGCATACGCTACATGGCCAAGGGACTGGACTGCAAGTGGATCATCCTTGACCACCTGAGCATCGTGGTCAGCGATCAGGACACAGGTGACGAGCGTAAGGCTATCGACAGTATTATGACCAACCTCCGCAAGCTGGTTCAGGAGACAGGTGTAGGGCTATTCCTAGTATCACACCTTCGCAGACCCAGCGGTGCTAAGGCACACGAGGACGGTGGTAAGATTAGCTTGGGTGAGCTGCGAGGTTCAGCGGCCATCGCCCAGCTCAGTGATATTGTCATAGGCTTGGAGCGTGACCAGCAACATGCTGACCCTGAGACACGCAACACCACCACGGTACGTGTGTTGAAGAATAGGTTTGTAGGACTGACTGGCCCTGCCTGTTACCTGTACTACGACAAGGAGTCAGGTCGCATGATTGAGACTAGCTGCCCCACAGGAGACGACCCGGAGTTCTAATGAAGCAGGTTGTATTTGACATTGAAGCCAACGGTTTAAAGCCTACAAAGGTCTGGGTAATTGTAACTCAGGAGCTGGACACCAGTGAGACTAATGTGTTCTCAGGTGACACGCTGCTGTCATTCAACGATTATATTGCAGGTCTTGGAGAGTGTGAGATCATAGGTCACAACATCATTGACTATGACGTACCTGTCCTTGAGGAACTGCTAGGCACAGACTTTAGTAAGTGCAAGGTGTCTGATACTTTAGTTATGTCACGATTGGCTAACCCATCAAGAGAGGGCGGTCACTCGCTCCGTAACTGGGGTGACAGACTTAATCAATCTAAAGGAGATCACGATGACTGGGATAATTATTCGCAGGATATGGTGGACTATTGCAAGCAAGACGTTAATGTTAATGTGCTGGTGTACAAGAGATTACTTCGTGAGCTTGCAGATTTTGGAGCTGAAAGCATTAGCTTGGAACACCAAGTACAAAGCATTATATCAAAGCAGATTAAAACAGGATGGCTCTTAGATCAAGAGAAAGCATTCGTATTGCTGGCTGAACTGAAGGAGAAGAAGTTTGATTTGGAGGATGAGGTACAGAAGGTATTTAAACCCTTGCCTACCTACATCAAAGAGATCAAACCGAAGATCAAGAAGGACGGCAGTCTGTCTATCGTGGGCCTGAAGTTTTTAGGAGATGACTGGGAAACAGTGGGTGGCGAGTTTAGTCGCATCGACTTCCCTCAGTTCAACCTTGGTTCACGTCAGCAGATAGGACGATACCTCCAGCACTTTGGCTGGAAGCCTAAGCAATTTACTGAGACAGGACAGGCCATCGTAGACGAGGCAGTGCTGAGTACAGTGAAAGGAATACCACAGGCTTCCCTGATAGGTGAGTACCTGATGATACAGAAGCGTGTCGCACAGGTGCAAAGCTGGCTAGATGCAGTAGAGGATGACGGTAGAGTACACGGGTACGTTAATTCCAATGGCGCAGTGACAGGACGCATGACGCACTCCAGTCCCAACATGGGGCAGGTTCCTGCGGTCTACTCACCCTACGGCAAGCAGTGTCGTGATGTGTGGACAGTGAAGGAAGGGTACAAGCTAGTCGGTATGGATGCCAGCGGTCTTGAGCTACGGATGTTAGCGCACTACATGAATGACGAGGACTACACGAATGAGATACTCAATGGAGATATACACACGGCAAACCAGCTGGCTGCGGGCCTTGAAACTAGAGATCAAGCGAAGACTTTCATATACGCTTTCCTTTACGGGGCCGGAGATGCCAAGGTCGGAAGTATCGTTGGTGGAACTAGAAAGGACGGTCAACGACTTAAGGAAAAGTTCCTCACAAATACGCCAGCTCTTGGAGAGTTACGAACACGAGTTGGAATGGCGTCTACAAGAGGCTATGTTTATGGCTTGGATAGGAGACGGATCGCCATACGATCAGAACACGCTGCATTGAACAGCTTACTCCAGTCAGCCGGGGCTATCGTTATGAAGAAAGCCTTGTGTTTACTACACGAGTATGCTATAATATGGGGTATAGACTTTAACTTTTTAGGGAACATACACGATGAGATCCAGACAGAAGTCAGACAAGAGAAGGCAGAGGTTTTCGGAAGACTGGCAGCAAGCTGTGTTGAAGCTGCCGGACTCCACTACGAACTCAACTGCCCTCTCGCAGGAGATTACAAAGTCGGAACCAGTTGGGCAGACACACACTGAAGCCTCTTGTAAGTCATGCGGTGTTACACTAACCTCAGATAATTGGGTTCCTTCCTTGAAAGAAAGGAATAATAAGGTGTGTAAAAGCTGTTGGAACACAAACTATAATGCAAAGAATAACCCGCGTCATAATCCTAACAGGATGTGGGTCAACGGAAAGTACGTGCCCAAGACACACCCGCTGTATAAGGCAGGACGATACAAAGGGTTTGAGGAAGCAGCCTTCAGTGGACTGGAGAACTTCAAGACCAACCCAGAGGGTCAGGTGTACATCATTACTAACCCTGCGTGGGAGGGCTGGGTCAAGGTAGGGATGGCTGTAGATGCAGAGGATAGGGCCGGAGGTTATCAAACAAGCTCACCTTACAGGGACTACGAGCTGGCCTACGTGGTGGACACAAAAGACCGTAGAGCTACAGAAGCAGAGACCCACGCTAGACTAGGTGAGTTGTTTGAACAACGTAACGAGTGGTTCAAGTGTGATGTAGAGATGGCTAAACGTATTATAGATGGTGTAACAGGAGAGTACGATGAAGCGTGTTGAAGATGTAGTACAGGACATCTACGCTCTGATGGAAAGCAAGGACGCTGACCCATCTGTAGATGTAGAGGCAGAGATAGACAGGTTTGGTGAAAGCGTTAAGGAACTGATGCGTACTGAGTTTGGTCGGAAGAAGCGAGAGGATAACCGCAAGCTACGCTTGTCGAACATTGGCCGCACTGACCGCTATCTCTGGAATCACTTTAATGGCACAGCGGGCGAAGACTTACAGCCCCACACCTACGTCAAGTTTATGTATGGTCACTTGATTGAAGAGATGTTGTTGTTCCTCACTCGCATGGCTGGACATAGTGTTACTGATGAGCAGAAGGTATGTAAAGTTGAAGGCATCGTGGGTCACATGGACTGCAAGATTGATGGTGTTGTTACTGATGTTAAGTCAGCAAGCAGCTTTGGGTTCAAGAAGTTTAAGGATGGTACACTGGTCAACGATGATTCCTTCGGTTACATTGATCAGATCAAGGCGTATGCTCACTCTTGTGGTGAGACCCAAGTAGGTTGGCTAACAATGGATAAAGCCAATGGTCACTTGACTTATCTTAAGTATGACCTTGAGGATACAGATAACGATAAGCTCAAAGAACCTATTGTCGATAGGGTTAAGCACATCAAGCAGCTAGTGGAAGGCGATGAGCCAACTGAGTATTGCTATGACCCAGTACCTGATGGCAAGTCAGGCAACATGAAGTTAGCGGTGGGTTGTTCTTACTGTCAGTTTAAAGAACATTGCTACCCTGACATGAGGGTCTTCGCTTATTCCTACGGGCCAAAGTATTTAGTAGACGTAGTAAAGGAACCCAAGGTACAGGAGGTCATGCCAGATGAAGAGGGCTTTTAGATCAGGACTTGAGAAGGATTTATCAGAGAAGCTAGATGGACAGTACAAGTTTGAACCGTATGATCTACCGTACACAGTACACAAGAAGTATCTACCGGACTTCGTACACGAGGACAAGGCAATACTGATAGAGTGCAAAGGGTTCTTCAGAGTAGGTGATACACAGAAGTACACAGCCATTAGAGATTCAATGCCAGAGTGGGAGTTAATCTTTGTGTTGTCAAACCCCAACAAGAAGGTACGAAAGGGTGGTAAGATAACTATGGGAGAGTGGTGTGAGAAAGAAGGGTTCCAGCACTACACTGTAGAGACAGCCAAGGAGATGACACGGTATATCAAAAGGAAGAAAGTATAATGGCTATGACACTGGAGGAGTTAAAAGAAAAGATGGTGTTACATTTAGATGAAGAGCTACTGTGTGAGCTGTTGTCTATAACACCGGATGATTTAGTAGAGGCTTTTGAACGTAGGATTATTAGAAACTTTGACAGAATAGCAGAGGACTTTGAAGATGAGATTGAATGACGCAACACCCGCAGACTGGGATAGAGTACGTAAGCAAGCACCAGCAATAGAGAGAAAGTCAGGACTAGAGGCATGGATGAAGGCGGCACATGAGGAAGCTGAACAAATAATGGACAACGTAAACAAACCTACCCACTACAACACAGGCAACATAGAGTGCATTGAAGCTATTGAAGAGTCCATGTCTAGTGTTGCATTTAAGGGCTACCTCAAGGGCAACTGCATGAAGTACCTGTGGCGTTACGACTACAAAGGTAAGCAGGTAGAGGACTTGAGGAAGGCTGGATGGTACTTAAACAAGCTAACAGCAATGGTAACAGAGGAGAATAACTAGTGGATCAGTATCAACAGTTTATACACAAGAGCAGGTACGCACGTTGGCTACCTGAACAGAAGCGCAGAGAGACATGGGCAGAGACAGTGAACCGTTATGTATCCTTCTGGGTAGATCGTGGGCAGATAGACCAGAAGACCAGTGCTAAGATGTTTGACGCTATACATAACATGGACGTTATGCCTAGTATGCGCTGCATGATGACAGCAGGTGAGGCACTAGATAAAGATAACGTATCTGGATTTAATTGTAGTTACTTAGCTATTGACTCACCACGTAGCTTTGACGAGCTAATGTACGTGTTGATGTGTGGCACAGGCGTAGGCTTTAGTGTTGAGCGTAACTTCATCACCAAGCTACCTGTCATTGCAGAGACATTCCACAAGACTGACAGTGTGATTGTAGTAGCTGACAGCAAGATAGGCTGGGCCTCTGCATTCCGTGAGCTTATTAGCCTGCTGTACGCTGGTAAGATACCTAAGTGGGACATGAGCAAGGTACGTCCATCAGGCGCTAGACTAAAGACCTTTGGCGGTAGAGCGTCAGGCCCAGAGCCTCTGGTGGATTTGTTTAACTTCTGTGTCGAAGTGTTTACTAAGGCAGCAGGACGAAAGCTGACGAGCATTGAGTGTCACGATGTAGTGTGTAAGGTAGCTGACATTGTAGTGGTAGGCGGTGTGCGTAGGTCTGCACTAATCAGCCTCTCTAACCTCTCTGATCCACGTATGGCGAAGGCTAAGTCAGGTAACTGGTGGGAGCTAGAAGGGCAGCGTAGGCTTGCTAACAACAGCGTAGCGTACACTGAGAAGCCAGACTTTGAGTCCTTCTTAGGAGAGATGCAGAACATGTACGAGAGTAAGGCGGGTGAGCGTGGTATCTTCAGCCGTGTAGCAGCTCAGAAGATTGCAGGCCGTAACGGCAGGCGCGACCCTGAGCAGGACTTTGGTACTAACCCATGCTCTGAGATTATCCTGCGTAGTAACCAGTTCTGTAACCTGTCAGAGATTGTAGTACGTCCTGATGACACACTGGCTAGTCTCAAGAAGAAGGCAGAGATGGCTGCTATCATTGGCACACTACAGGCTACCTTGACAGACTTCCGCTACCTGCGTAACTGCTGGAAGAAGAACACTGAGGAAGAGGCACTGCTGGGTGTCAGCATGACAGGTATCATGGATCACTACCTACTGAGTAAGGGAGATTCTAAAGACTTAGCCAAGTGGCTGGAGGAGATACGTGATGTTGCTATTAAGACGAATAAGAAGTGGGCTGGAGTACTTGGGATTAATCAATCTACAGCTATTACATGTGTTAAGCCAAGTGGTACTGTATCTCAGCTTGTCGATTCTGCTTCTGGTATCCATCCTCGCTTCTCTAAGCATTACATTCGCAGAGTACGTAGCGACCACAAAGACCCGCTTGCGGTCTTCATGGGAATGGCCGGGTTCCCTGTAGAGCAGGATGTGATGTCACCTACGTCATCAGTCTTTAGCTTCCCTATCAAGGCTCCAGATACCTCTGTGACCGTCAAGCAGGTAGGGGCTATGCAGCAGCTAGAGCTTTGGAAGGCTTACCAGAATCACTGGTGCGAACATAAGCCAAGTATCACTGTGTACTATACGGATGACGAGTTCTTGCAAGTAGCACAATGGATATGGGAAAACTTTGATCTGTGTAGCGGGATTAGTTTGTTGCCATATAGTGACCATGTATATCAACAAGCTCCTTATGAGGACATCAGTGCTGAGGAGTACGATAAGCTAGTAGCAGAGATGCCGGTGGGTGTGGATTGGAATGATCTGGAGAAGTATGAGGAAGAGGATAACACGACAGGAAGTCAGGAGTTAGCGTGTGTAGGTGGTGCATGTGAGATAGTGTAGATAAAACTTAGGGGCCAAGCGGCCCCTTTTTTTATTTGTTTCTTTCAGCTTCTTGTCTTTCATTGTACTCTTCAGCACCGCCAAGGAACCAGTTGTAAACTAAGTTACCTACAACAGGAACAGGTTTGACTAGCTTTTCTACGTTAGGGTCGTCCTCTAGAAGCTCTTCTCCTAAACTAAACGCACTGTCTATGATAGGAGTAGCAGGAGCTATGGTATTTATAACTGCGCCCTTCCAATCACCGTTAGACAGGTAGCGATCAGTGGTGTACCTATTGATACCATACACACTAAGAAGATTCCACATCGCCCTGTCGGGTATGTCTTCAGCTTTAACTTCCCTACCTAATACTAGGTCTTTAGCGTACTGAGTCCCTGTGTTAGCCGTGGATAAGTAAGCCGCCAGTAGTGCTGCGTTCTTAACTGCTTCCTTCTTATTACCTTTAGCGTACTCTTGTACGACATTCCTACGCACTACGTCAATCTGTTTAAGAGTAAAAGACTTAAGCATGTAAAGTATACGATGATTAGGATTGTTCAGATAAGCCTGAGGAAACTCACTCAAAGTCACGGGCTGAACATCTGACAACTCATTGAACAAGAAGTACTTAACTGTGTCAGTCATGTTCCCTTCTTCAAGGTCTTTAATCAAGGCTTGAGTCTCGTCTCCGTAGGTAGACCCTATCTTCTTTTTAAACTTACTTAAGTCTTTCTTCACCATCTTCTGGGCGTTCTTATAAGCAGCATTGATAAAGGTTTCTTTACCTAGTCGGTCTAATTTTTTAAAGCCTGAACCTCTCATCACTTTTTCTAGCATCTTAGAAGTTCCTTTTAAACTTCCCTCAGCTAGTTCTTTAGAGATTTCATCTAGTCCTATATCTATTAGCTCAATGTTTTTAGTTTTGAATAAACTAGCTAGTGTATTCCGAAGACCGTTAAGAGCGCCTGAAGTACCTAGATCACCTAGCTGAGTAATCGCAGAGACAGGGTTAGCGATAGTACCCATGTACCCTAAGTCCCTGATGGTAGCGTTCAACGCTCCCGGAGATTGTTCGCCTCCTACGAAACGACTCTTAAGCATCTCAAGCATATCAGCTTCTTGTTCTGGACGAATACGTCCTTGGTTTATAGCGTCTTCAACGTAGTTACCTATCGACTTGTCAGCGTCTAACATCCCTTCTTTGTTAAAGGCTCCAAACTGACCCATGAACTTTCTCTTTTCAATATCGTTCACAGCCCTACGTAAGTAGATAGCTAATGATTCTTCAGGAGAAGCGTAGTACTTCATCTGATCGTCACTTAAAGTTAGCTTACGCTGACGAACAAAACCCGGCTGACCTTTTTTAATACCAAAGGTATGACCTCTCATCAGCATGTCAATTACTTCTGCGTTTTCTTCTGCCGTTAGTTTCTCAGCAGAGATACCTTTTTTAGCAGCGTATCTATTCTTCGCCGCGCCTATCAAACCTTTCTGCTGTACATTTAAACTTTTTTGTAGACCTTCTAAATCTTTAACAAGACGGGGGAAGTAGTTATCAACCATCTTGAAGGAATGCCCTGAAGCTTTTAAATCTTTACCTATCTGTTTTAACATAGGCACAATCTTATCGTCAAACTCTGTAGACAGCTCACGGCCCATCAGCGCCCTAGCAGCGTCGAAGTCTTCATTATATAACAGCCGTGCAATGTTGTTCTTGACAGGAGCATTAAGCTGAGAGAAACCCTTAACCCAGTTTTCAGCTTTACCAAGTGCTTGAGACGTATTCCTATGTGAGTCAAACTCAAATCTACGTAGGCGACCAAAGGTCTGCTCATCTATAGCCTTGATACGGGTACTGAGTACGCCTAGAATCTTATCAACCTTGCTGTTAGTATACCGGCCTACAGCACTATCATTGACAACTACATCATCTGCTTGCTTCTGTGCTACCTTTGCTGGAGAGATGTTTAGTTTAGCGCCTATGCGTGTTTGTGCTGCCTTAAGTTTATTAAGGTCTATACCCGCTTCCTGTAAAATCTCTTTTCCTTTTAACGGATCAGCCCCTCGAGCTAGAGCTTTGTCCAACTCTATCTGAGCTTTTCTTACTAGCTTCTTAGCACCTCTGTCTCCTAATGCTTTAGCGCCACCTATAAAAGCACCACTAAGTGCACCGCCTGCTGCTGCGGATATGCCTGCCTTAAGAGGGTCTATCTCTCCAGCTTCTGAGTATACGTAGTCGTCAGCAATGCTACCGAAGCCTGCAATAGCTGTACCTAAAGCAATACCACCTTTGACTGAAGCAGCCGCAGGTACTAAGTTAATAGGATCAACCACTGCTTTAGATATAGCGCCTGCTAAAGCTCCCTTAGATTCAGGCTGATAGTCAAACATAGGGCCTGACATTTTCATCAAGGCTCTTTCGTTTCTTCTTTTAATAGCCAAACGTCTTTCGTTAAACGGCAGCTTGCTGATGTCTTCTTTAAACTCTTCCTCAACAGTAGTTCCTGAGGGCATTGTTCCCATGGCTACAGGACTGTATCCGTAAGGAGTTGTGTATCCTTTGGCCCATGTAGGTACAGGATTAATAGCATCTAAAAAATTAAGAGCGTTAGCGATATAGCTAGGGTTCTTTTGAAACTCATATAAAAACTGTCTTGTTTCGTTTTCTGCGCCTCTTGATAGAAACTCACGCTTACCCTCTTTATTAATAATCAAGTCACCAGCTACTGCGTCTAATCGTTGTAAAGTAGCAGAGTTGTCTATATCTTCCTGTGTTATAACCTGTTCAATATCTATGACATCATCTTCATCAGAAAAGATACGTACAAGTTTATTATCCTTTACACGATCTCCCGGCAATACCCCTAGCTTTTGAAGAGTAAAACTTCCTGCAATATCTTCAAGAGTGAGAGTCGTACCTAGCTCCGCTTCTCTAGCTTCTTGAGCAGCTCGCTCTGCATCTTTTTGTGCAGTTACTTCCGCAGCCACAGCTTCCCGTCTAGCTCTTCTTTGAGCCAGAGGATTAACCTCGGTTTCTTCTTGCTGTACGTCTAAAGCTGCTGTCATGTCTACCATGCTTATTTACCTATATCTGTATAAGCGTCATCATCTTGAGGTTCTACTTGTTTTTGTATTGGTCTGCCTCTACTGTCTAACTTTTTCTGATCGCCATTGTCGTCCGTCCCTAAATTAAGTGCGCCCATCACTTCAATAGCTTTAATTAGCGCCTTATCAAGAGCTAGTTGTTCTCTTATTGTCAGCTCTTTTGCTTTTAAGAAAATAGCACTTCTGGTTTTGTCGGAGATATCATCAAACCCGGGTAAAGATTTACCAGCGCCAAGCCATCCATCTTTAAGCTCTGGTGGTAGGAGGGATTGGATTTGTTCTGTTGTAAAGATACCTTCATAAGCCTCTGTTTCATCTGATGTTAAAGGTTTAACTACAGCCGTTGAAGTTTTATAAAGCATATTTTCTGCTGTGTCTAAAGACATACCAGCTTGAATGTACCTTGCTAACTCAGGTCTTCCTCTATCAATTGCTTCTTTTGCGTACAGTTCTCGGAGACTTGCTTGTTGAGCCAGTAGTTTATTTTCATCGCTTAGAGCTTTTGCTGCTGCTGCTGAGGCTCTTTCTTCGCCTGCTGCGGATATCGCAAATCTTGCTTTAGAAAGTGCTAACTGTTCTCGTTGTATCTCATCTTGTCGTTTTTGCCTTTCTTTATTATCAAGCCTATCAATCTTACCAAACTCATAAGCTTCTTGCGCCCTTATCTCTGCCGAAACTGCTCTTGCTTCTCGGGCTTTAGCTCGCGCCTCTTCAACTTCTGCTTGTTTAATCGCTTGTATCTTAGCAGCCGTTTGTGCCGCGCCTGCCAAGTCTCCGCTTATTTGTTGAATCTTAGCTAACTTTGCTAGGTCTTCTACCTTAGTAAGGTCTAGCTGACCCATAGTCTGAGCTACTGTTTCTTCATACGAAGGCGCTCCACCACGGGTTAAAGCTCCTATAGCTTGTCCCATACCTGCTGTAGTCTGTGCGCCAAACTGTCCAGCAAAGCCAGCAGTACCGGGCATAGCCTGTACAGGAGCTGGGCCACCTACACCTGTCAACATCCTTGCAATATCTGTTCTAGCCATCTTAACCACCTCCTCCAAATATTCTACTAAATAACCCGCCCACAGCGCCTGCTGCTTGCTGCCTTAGAGCTGCTTCTGCCATGTCTTTTAACGAACCTGTAGGCATAGCCGCCACTGTAGCCTGCTGTTGAGGAGTAGCTGGAGTGCCTAAAGCAGCACCTAACAATCCTTGCTGCTGTTGTAGACGTAACTGATTAGCTAACTGCTCAGACTGTATCCTCGACTCTAAACCGCCTAGCTGTAATTGCCCTGCAATCTGTTGACCAGTCCTACGACCAACATCAGCAAAGCCAGCAGGAGTAGCACTAGCCTGTAGCATAGCAAGAGCTTGTTGCTGCGGCTGGTAGCCAGCAGTCATTAGACCTGTAGCACCTGCTAGAGCTTGCCGCTGCTCTGATAAGGCTTGCTGCCTAGCACCTACATTAGCTCGTGCCATAGCTTCCTGACGAGCAGTCTCTTGCGCTAGTAGCTCAGGAGATGCGCCGCCATAAGCAGCAGAGGACAGGCCTAGACGGCCTTGTGACAGCATACGCTCTTCTAGTGCTAGACGCTGACGCTCCTCTTCAGGACGCTGTGTAGCCCGTATCTGCTCATATATAGCAGCTTGTTGTTCAGTAGGGTCTTGACCTACCTGACCAAATAATCCCTGTGCCTGACCCAATAGTTGCGCTTGTAGAGCTTGTTGCTCTGGAGACAGGTCAATACCAAAACCACCTTCAGCAGTAGTAGAAACACCACCTAATCCACCAGTAACGGTGTAGGGTCTAAACTGTGTAGCCTCGCGCCCTTCTTCTGCTAGTAAACCTAACTGCTCTTGAGTTTCTCTGCCTAGCTGTTGAACATCTTGTATGTTTTCACGACCTAAGTAATATTGACCAGCACCTCTGAGCAAGTTCTGAATCATGTTACTACCGCCAGCGGCTTGGCCAGTCTGCGGAGAACTAAGCATGGTTTGTGTCTGTTGCGTTGTTTGTTGAGTAGAGGGTGTAAGTGTTGGCTGATAATCTAAACCAAACAAACTAGCCATTGTGTTGTTAGCTGACGCTAGATCAAACGAAGGGAAAGCAGAAGAGCCTATATCGTACAAGCTAGGTACAGACAAGCTAGACTCTATTTGCTGTGCCATTGTAGGAGGAACATAGCCAGTAATAGGATTAGCAATAAAACTACCTGTATTAGAAGGCGCGAAAGGATTATCATCAGGTGTGTAGTTCCCGTACATATCAATAGCCATTAGTACGACCCTCCAGTAATTGTGTCAGCCGTTAGTGTGCCTGTCACGTTTACGGTAGCGGCTGTTACAGTACCAGTAAAAGTAGGAGCAGCAGTGTCAGCCTTGCTGTTTACCGCTGTTGCTATGTTAGTGTATTCTGTGTCGATTTCTGTACCACGTACAATCTTATTGGCGTTACCAGAGGGCAAAGAATCCTTAGCCGCAAAATTAGTGGTCTTTGTATAGTTGGACATTTAGATAAGTCTCCCTAGTAAAGCATGTATGTCAATCTTTTGAATGGAAAATGGTACGTTGTCTATTTGTGCTTCAATACCAATGGTAACAATAGAGCCACTACCACCAGTGTTTACAGAAGGCGTGTTGATTAGAGCGTCTGCTCCTCCTGAGTATTCTGCTATTGCGTACTCTGCAACACCATATTCAGCAATAGCGTTAGACGCAGAAAATGTAAAGGCTTGCTTATTGTAGACATCTGTATAGTCATAGCCCCAGTTAAGCGTTATGTCAGTACCGTGTGCGCCTACAATAGTCAAGTTAAACTTCTTTAAGAACTTGAGATTAGAAGAGTTACCAAAGTCTGTGGGGTTACTAAAGTAACGTAGCTGATAGGTAGCTGTACCGTCTAAGTAGCCTGCGTACTTAACAATGCCTGTAGACTTGCCTATGTAAATTGTGTCGTCTTCTAAACGTGCAAAAGACAAAGGGTCTAGTCCTGTCCATGTAGTAGCTCTGTGCGCCCCAGATTGATCTAACGGGCCACGCATATCAAAGCAGTACACAGTATTGGTAGAGGGTAGAGAAAGCAGGTAGAAGGCTTCGTCTGGGCTATATAAAGACTTAATAGGTAGCTGCTCTACATTAACCTTCTCCATCAGATCGTTACGGACATATTTACTAATGTCGCGCATAGGTAGAGACTTTTCTTGTATTACTCTACCAAAACTACGTAGCCCGGAGTCTGATAAGAAGATGACATCTGTACCTGTCTGCTGTACTGAGTCTCTAGCTATACATCCTCCTCCTTCAATGGTATCCGCTAGAACCATGTTTGCAGGACTAGTAGCTCCTGAGTACACAACAATAGAACGCTTACCAAATATAATTAAGAAGTCATTGTGTGCCGTTAATGATACAATCTCGTCATAACCTGAAGGCCATACTTTTTCTATATCTAAACTACCAGAAGTGCCTCCTGTCCAGTGATGTCCTTGGAGAAGATCGCTCCAGTAAACAGTGTGTTTGTTACCTACTACATCTGCTACCCATAGCCTACCAAAAGCTGCTAAAGCCTCGTTAGCTGACGGCATTGTTCCTGTAGCGTGTGAATGAGAAGCCACAGGTTCCAGCACAAACGATCCTCCGTGATCTGTAGCTAGTAAAGGAGCGTGGCCACTTTGCACCATATACAAATGATCGTTAAAAGTTACACACTTCCAGTTATTTGCCGTTATCGTGTAGCTGCTGGGGGTAATATCAGTAAGAGTAGTAGTGCCTAAAAATATTTTATTATTACCAGCAGAGATTACACGCTTGTCGCCGCTTTTGTCTACAAACTCAAAAACTGTTTCTATACCACGGCTGCTGCCTAACACAGAAGAACCGTTAGTAGTGACCTCTTCCCAGCCTTTACGCGCCCCTATACGGCCTAGCTTGTCAATAACACAGTTGTCAGCAATAGCAGCAAACGACGGGTCTACGCCTATTGGTGAGTCCTGAGTATTGAGTCCAGCAAAGCCGGGAGCTGCAATAGTAATGTTCTGTAGCTGTTGAGCCATTATGAGTACCAGATAGTTTCTTCAGGATGTAATGCAGCGTCCATTGCTATAGCGTCTGCTAGTGAAGCATCAGCTAGTGCGAACAGTTCCGCTGCGCTAGTACCACCAGTCTCTCCTCTCTCTCTTGCTCCTAACGCTGTAGCCAGACGTATAACAGGGTTATAAGGCACGTTCAGTGGGTCTGTGTCGTTGGTAAAGTCTGTAGTACGTAACACCACATTAAACCGCAGTGTGTACGCAGCGTCAGGAATAGGGTATAGATCAACACCGTTTATACCGTTAATGCTGTAAAACTGAGTAGTACCTTTAGGAACACTAGGGAAGTCTAGGAAAGCGTTGTCAAACCACTGAGATGGCTTGTACTGCAAGAAGCAGTTTTGTGTGTCGTTGGTAGCATCTAGTATCTTAATAGTGTTGTCAGCACCTGTAAGGACGTAGTTAAACACGTTAGCCTGTGTGTCTACTGTCAGTGTGTTACGTAGTCCTGTCCAGTCCCAAGCGTTCTCTACTGTACGTTTAGCGTCATTAACATACTCACCTATTAGCTTGGAGTAGCTGTTCTCGCCTACGGTAGAGACTTCGTTTTCACGTAGCCTGACCAGCACCTTGTTAACCAGTTGTAAGTATGTCATTAGAGTGAAACTCCTTGTTTTTGGAATAACTCTTGTAAAAGCTCTTCTTGTGTTAGTTGTTGTAGTATGTTTAGTTCTAAACCGTTGTCATAAGTAAATTCAGACAAAGGAGACTGTATGTCTTCATAAACATAAGGCATTGTTTGTACGTCTCCAAACTCTAACGTACTAAAAGGCACTAGCTCTTGAGTGTCTTCTACCTTTGTTTTAAATTTAAACAACTCGTCAGCAAACAACGAGTCAGTAGTTCTAGTGGATGACATAGGAACAGCGCCAGAGGCTGTAGCCATCATTCCGGACATTGTTAAATCAACACTGGGTAAATCAACACTGGGTAAATCAATACGAGGTAAATCAACACTAGGTAAATCAATATCTGGTAACGCGTCTCTAACGGCTGTGTCTAAAGCAGATAGAGCATCGCCTACAGGCCGTATAACAGCGTCATCTACGTCTTTAGCTACTTCTCGTACAGGTTGTATAATAGCATCATCTACAACGCTGCCTCCCGCTCTCACAACGTCTTCGACAGCACTGCCTGTTGTTTCAGCTACTTCTTTAATTGGTTGTAAAATTTGATCATCTAAGTTACGACCTAGCTCTTTTACTGTCTCTGAATCCCCTACATCACCTAGAGCGTTTTCTACAAAACGAACAAAAGCTGTACCAACTTCCCCAAGAGGACGTACGAGATCCCTAACAACATCTTCAACAACCCTTAAGTCTATGTTAGTTTCGGGCAAATCAATAGAGCCTAACGTGCCGCCCTCTCTGATGTATTTACCTAAGCCCTGCGCCAGTGCCTCATCTAACTCCGCACCTCCAGCTACAGCAGATACAACCTGACCTAAACCTTCTTGAAAATCATCATATTGTATTCCTGCGCCTTCAATGGTTGCTTGGTCTAACCCTACTGAGTCTAAACCTCTGTTAATCAGTGGTTGACCTACAAGAGCTAGAGCAGCTCCTTCGACATCACCAGCGGCTGCTACATTTAGGGCAGTCTGTGTTTGAGCATAAGTAGTGCCAAATAAACCCCTACCTGCGTTAGGAACTGGAGGGCCTGCTTGTCCTGAAGGTAAGTCTGTTACGCTAGGCGGCTCAATAACTCCAGCAATGTCAAGTCCTTGCATCAAGCTAGTAGCTATCTCTACAGGCGATACGTCCATACCTGCTGCCGCTTTAGCTCCTGTTAAAGCTAATGTTCCTC